CAGAAGTCATCCAAAGGGTTTGACGCACATCATGATTGTCTGGAGCACGCATATTAATAACCAGACCCAATGCACCGCTAGCAGCTTTATTTAGATAGGCCATCGTGACAATACAAGGGTACAGACCTGATTCAAGGGGAGCAGCGCCAGCTCCTAATGAATCCTTTTCAGTGGCAATAGAAGTATCTGAGGTAAGCGTGGAAAGTAGAGACATAGTTAGTCCTTTTTGGTTGGGTTTAAGTTGGGGAAAAATATTGTAGGTCTTAAGAGTAGTATTCACTAAGCTTATTAAATACAAGTTGCATATTATTGTCGATAAAAGTCTCCTTCGTATCAAACAATCCTAATGGACCTCGGAGCCGTTCATTAACAGTCTCTTTGGTTAGTTTGCACTGAAAAACATACTTGAAACCAAGTGATGTTTCTTCTGGTGTAATGGTAAGCAAGGATGAACCATAATCCTTCAATGTCTTAAGGTTTACCTTCTTAGAAGCAATTACTACTGAAAAGTAACTTTCAATACCGTTGTTTTTCAATGATCCTTTAACAGGAACCTTGGTTTCCATCAGCATCTCAGACTCATTCAACGTATCTGCTGTATGTGCAATGAACACAACACTCTTGGTTGACTTGGCAACATACTGTTGCATAAGTACCTTAAAGTATTGTGCAAAGTCACCCCATGCTTTCATACCATTACTAGATGGGATTACATAGACTGATTCATACATATCCAGTAGATAAGTCAAACTATCTACAACAATAGTATGAATTTCTGGCATATTCTCTGCAGCTTCAAAAGCTTCATTGATTTGCAACGGATCAGTAATGACAAATTGCTTGAACTTTGCTTTGAAGGGCAGTTTCTTGCCAGCTTCACAGTTCAAATACATAACACCTTCCGGCTTATCCATCCACATAAGTGAAGCAGACTTACCAGTGGCAGATTTGCCACATAGAAGTACGAGTTGATCATTGACAGTATTTGTCATTGATTACTCTCCAAAAATTTTAGCCAATTCCAAACCATGTACATCTGCCCATGCTTTATCTGGATAGGCATAGGTGAAGGTTTCCATAGTAAGGTGTACCTCTTTACGTGGTGCGCCTTGTTCATCACACCATTTCTTTAATGCCCAGAAACCATAACGAATACCTGTAGCTTTGGTTATTTCATTGATAGTGGCAAAAGTTTCTCCACAACCTCGTACATCTTTGAAGGTAATGTGTTTTTGCTTAACCTCTGAAAGTTCCTGTACTAGATGTTGGTTAGTAATGACTACTTGAGATGACTTTTCAAATTGATCTGCCCAGGCTCTTGCAGCAGCTACTGGATTAGTAAAGTCTGGTAGAGATGCTTTAGTCAGTTGAGTCTCCAAGGCTGTCATGTAGTCATAAACCTTAGCTTGTAGCTCATAGCTATACGACATAGCCATGAGACAGGCTTCACGCTTGGGGAAGTGATAAATGTTGCGCTCACGAACTGCCCCATTTACGGTGTAAAAAGCGGGAGCGATGAACGTCGCTGCGGCTTTTTCACCCAAAACATTTGGTACTTTTGCCATGAGGTCATGATGGCGCAAGACTGCGTTATCGTCAGGTTCACGTTGACTGTTGATGTAATCCACTAGCTCTAGGCTAGTCATAGTGACGGGTGTATTAATTGAGATTCCTAGTGCATTCATTTGGTTTCCTTTTGGTAATTGGTCTGACATACAGGAATCGAACCCATATTTATGGTGTAGAAAACCACTGTTCTATCCGTTGAACTAATGTCAGTTAATGGTGCGAGAGACGGGAATCGAACCCGTAAGCTATTACTAGCGGCAGATTCTCAGTCTGCTGTGTTGACCAATTTCACCACTCTCGCATAGCTTTATGGACGCTTGGCAATAGCTTTCATTGCTGAAATCATTACTGTTGCCATAATTTCCGCCTCAGATAACTTATCCGGCATCTTGTCATTCAGGCTGATTACCTTTGAACGAATTGCTTCAAATTCAAAGCCAGCATCTACCAAGATCATGACATAACGCAACAACATATTGTTCCTGTTACCGTCACCAGAATTATTAAGAATCCAGCGTTCAAGATTGTCCATAGACTGTTGACTATTCAACTGAGTCTTACGCTCTTCATTCTTACTGGTTTTAGGAATGAATGGTAATGCATCAAAGACTATCCCTTCGTTGTACTCATAGATGCCATTGTTTGACAACCACTTACGAGCACGTTGATTAGTGCCCGTGTCCACTTCAAAGGGGAGCCATGAGTAGATGTTACTCATGAACTCTTTATAGTCCTTGGCATCCATTTACAACAAGTAGTTGATAGGTAAAATGATCCTGAATCTGTTTTCTTCTTCAGTATGACGCTTCGTGGAATACAACAAGAATTTGTAAGCCTTGAGTAATATTTTGGCAGTGCTTATGGCAATGCCCCCATCCACGTCAATAACAATTAAGTTGAAACCAGGAATACAGTTTTCTTCATTACGATAGCCACCTTCCAAGTGATGATTCACCCAGTGCATACCATCTACCTGGGTCAACTTATGAAGTTGGTTAAAAGGTGCAGTCTCATTATTGTAGTCTGTAGCCATATCCGTACTATAAGCAATGACCATCTTGGATATGTCACTTTCTTTGAGTGTTTCACCACGCAGAAACTCAATACCATCAGAAAATGACTTCTTGATAATAATATTGTTCTTGTATCCATGCGCAATTGCCAAAGTTAGTAATTCATTCTTATATGCTACCCCCCCTTTATAAAATGGAAGATCTTCAGACAAATCAGCTTGCGTAACATCTTGCTTGGTTGACGCAAAATACTTTGCTAGCTTTACCCAAGGTTTATCTCTAGACAACAACTGAGCAAATGCCTCTCCAGAATCCTCTGCCAGCTTAATCGCGTTATAGATATGTGTATCCATAATCTCAGGAGAGTCGTCAATAAAGGCATACGCACCCGCTAACTTCAATACTTTAAAGCTGCGGTTCTGTAGCTCACTACGCATTACCTCTTGATGCTCTTGCATCAATTCAGAACGAGCTTCACAGGTAAGTTGATACTCATTCAACAGAATACTTGTCGCCCTGCTTACTACTAACTTCTTGTTAGCATTAATAATATCAGCCAGGTTTTCTAAACGCTCTGCCAATTCTTCAATTGTCAGGTTATTGGTTGGACTGGTTCGATCATCAAACATCTGTTCTGCAGTACGAACACGTTTCTTGGATGTATTACGTACATAACCAAAAAAACATCTACGTGCATAACCTTGTTCAAGCATAGCTATTAAAGCATCTTCTGTCTTTGCACCATCAAGCAAACGACTGGGAACACCAAACATCAACAAGTTGGCAGGTGTTTTACCAATAATTTCCTCACTTCGTTGATTATCATTACTGTTCTTAATCAACTTGGCCTTGGTCAAACCCTTGTCATACAACTCAATAAATGTATCAAACACTTCCTGATTTGCAGACAAGTTAGCAGCAATTTCATCCATAATCAAATTCATGGACCCAGCATTAGCCATCAAAAGCTTATGACGCATCTGCTTAACTGCAGGTGATGTGCCTGAGTCAAATGAGAAGAGCATAGGACCAGATGAAGCAAATTCTTTGGTGACCTTAGCCAACTCATCATCAGGGTCTGTACCCTTACGACTGGCACGTTTAACGGCTAGCTTAGGCAAATTTTCTTCTGCCATTATTGGAAAGGTTTCTTCCAGAAAGCGTGTACGAAATTGAAAAAGTACTTCTTCTTCCATCAAGTTAGCTGACATGGTTTTACCATAACCAGATGGTGCCAGATTTAATGCATACATATTGACTGGAATGTCTTTGTTATCCAATGATGCAATACTGCAACGCATCTGAGCAGCAGCCATTGAAAAGTAATAGCCAACCATGATGCGAAAGAACAGTGAATCATCACGTTGGGTACGATCACGCAGAATATCAACCAGCTTTTCAGCAGTAGGGTGATATTCCATCTGGTCAAAGGAAAGCATGGAAACTCCTAAAGGATTAAATCACCTTGAGCAATCAAGGCATCTTTTTGTGAACACACTGAAAAAGCAGCACAGTACTTGCAAGCAGTGACTTGCCCAGGCACTTCCTTGATAAATCCTACATTACCGTCTTCGATGAAACGAAGTCGAGCATCATGCAAGCTATCAAAGTTTTTAGTACTACGTGAAGTTTTATCAGCATTCTTGTAGTATTTGAATACTGGAACACTACGCCATAGATCTTCATCACTACAGTGAGGCAATTGGTCTTCATCAGCATCCCAGTACTGGGTGATCTGAGAAAGTTTCTGTTTCACATAGTGATCTGTCTCATCAACAGATTTCAACGGTAGTAGTCGCTGTTGAATACGCTGCTGTGGATAAGTAGGATCAATTCTGGCTTTGGCAGCAGACCAATCAGTAAATATAAATTGAATAGCCATTTCATCTTTGGTAATAATCTTTGGATTAAGCCAACGATAAATACTACCCTGAAGTATGTACTTTTCATCATTTGTACTATGCATGGCAGTGTAAGTAGAAGTACTTTTAAAGTCTTCCAATCGACCTTCACCCACAAAGTCAAACTTACCTGAAACAACAAACTTTCCAACAGTTTTATATGCACGTTGTTCCATATAAATCGGAAAGCTATCATCCTTGAGTTCTTCTGGTTTTGGATTAATTTGAATGCGCTTAATGATGTGTTCTGGATACCCTAGAACACTCAAAGCGTTTTCATAGTTATTAGTCCAAGCACGTTCAATTGCATCGTGAATAGCTGTACCCATACGAGAAGCAACCATTTGAGTAATATCCACCGCTGCATCTGCATCAGGAACACGTTTACTCAAAATGAGTTGACGTAAGGGTTTAATCAATGCAGTAGTTGAAATAGATGAAATATCAGTGTTATGGTCATACATATCCGTTGCAAGAAATACTGCCAAAGACAAAGGAACAGAACTCGTATTGGTATAGGTAATCATGATGTTTGTTAGTTGATCGAAGAAGCGCGAGGATCGCGTTTTAATTTCTGATTTTGTTTTAAAAGCTTTCTGGTAACAGTTGCAGCTCTTTGCATTAAAAGTTCTGCAACTTCCCATCTATAGGAACCATAGGCAACTTGATATAACAAAGCGTCTATAAGCCTTTCAACCTTATTTACTTTACTTTTTTTCATTCTTGAATTTCTCGCAAATATAAATCTAGTTTGGCTAAAGCGTTCCACGCTTCGTGTGAAAGATGCAACAAACCACTTTCAGAGTCAAACTCTTCATTCATGTGACGTAATGCAGCATGCCGTTGTTGAGCATCCTCATAACGATTGAAGCCATCGGGTACGAATACCCAACCACCATCGCTATATTTATTAGCTCCAAACGTACCTACTTTGGCTACTTCAGTAATAGCTCTTGCCATACCTCCAGTAATCAAGTGCATTCGCACCTTTCCTTTATCTGCTTTATCTCCAGGTGTATGTTGCTCAATGTTTTCTTTTTGTATCTTGTGTTGTTCAATACAATTTTCACAAAAATCTTGGTGAAGTTGAGCTGCTTTTTCACAGCCAATTGACATACAAATACTCATGTTTAATTCCTTAGTTTTAAAAGTTCAAAGCTACAAAGACTTTGAACAGTGATCCATCAAAAAGACTCCCCGGAGGGAGTCTTTTCTGTAGTCAAGTTGAGTTAGACTTGACTTAAGGTTTTCTAGATGTACTCACATTGGCCGGAAGTACAGGCTAATTCCTTAACATTGATGGTGCTGTCATCCTTTTCAAAGTTAGCCAGGTCATTCCAGTTGAACGCAGGCATCCGAGCCAACAATTCTTCATAGTCTTGTTTGCTGCACTCCTGATATGGGGCTTGCCGATAACTGTGATCAGAATGGGGCAAGAAGCTCACACCAGCAATCTTGTCAAAGTGTCTGTACACCCAGTCACCCACACCTAGCCATTCATCGTCTTTCACATAGACCGTGATAGACACGTTATGCTCTGTCCAATGCGTCTGTAGCATCAGGT